AGTAATTTTTAAACCGTCTCTATCAGAATTTCCAGTAATAGCCATACCACCAGAATCATAGGTAAGACTTGACTCACCATTTAAAGTATTAGCAGTATCAGAGCCAGTAATAATTCTGTTATTTGCGTTGGTGTTTATTGTTGTCTGTACTCCACTAGCAAGTTTAGATGCTGTAATTGCTGCATCTATTATTTTGCTAGTACTAACTGAATTAGTAGCTAATTTTGTTTCTCCTACTGATCCGTCTGCAATCTTAGAAGTACCTACTTGACCATCTAATATTTCTGAAGCTCTAACTGAATTAGGTGCTAACTGATCGTCTGTAATAGAATTATCAGCAATTTTTGCTGCTGTAATTGCACCGTCTGCAATCTTAGCTGTAGTTACACCACCGTCTGCAATCTTAGCTGTAGTTACACCACCGTCTGCTAGTGCACCAGTAATGTATAGTATACCGTTCATAGCTGCATGACTGGTACACTGATAGTATAAAACATCAGGGGCATCGTGTTGTACTTCAACTATAACTGTACCACTACCAGCGTTGTTAGTTACGCCAGTGTTGTATGCAGTACCGCTAGCTCCAGATGTGCTTTGTATACGTATAGGATGACCGCCTGAGCCATTTTCAAATCTATACGTTTTACCTCGTGTAAGGTAAAGGGTAGGGTTGTTGACAGTGCCATTCAACCCTTCTCCTTGAAATGTGTAGGCACTAGAACCACTAGCACCTATTGTAAAGACATGATCAAGAGCTATCTCATCTAGACCAGCCTTATTTATTTGTGTTAGTGTCATATGTTATGTGGCCTCCAATGTTGCGACTTTAGTTTCTAATGTTTCTACTTTGCCAGTAAGTTCTTGTACTGCTTTGATTAATGGTGCAATTAATTCAGAATAACCTAGACCCATAGGAGACTCATCTTCTTTATAAATACCACCAAAATCTGCAACAGTTTTACCTAAACTTGTAAGTGTTTCTTCTAAATCTTGTGCTATTAATCCATAATGAGTCTTACCATCATCTTTATTCCACTTGTAAGACACAGGTTTTAATTTATTAATAAAATCTAATCCTAAATCAGAATCAATAATCGTATTCTTTTCAGTTTTATCTGATGTGTTTATAGAACCATTAATCGCAAAAATTTCTGTATATCTTCTAGTAGAAAGACCTATTGCGTGGTCATTGTCGTTTGCTGGTCTAATTACTCCAAATGTTATTAAGGTGTCTAATGATGAAACGCCAACTGAAGTAGTCGTAAACTTTAAAACGCTGTCATGATATAGCTCTACTGCATCATCTTTCTTACAAACAATATGATTATCGCCACTACCATCTGCAATCTTAATCTGAGATCCACTACCATGATTACCACTATCTAATCCTTCTATAAATGGAGCACCACTTGAACCAAAAGCTATTGCACCTTTTCCAGCAGTTCCACCAACTGACGTTGATGTAAGTTCTCCTGTAACAATAGCTCCCGCACTACTTGTCTCAAACTTTTTATTGTTATTGTAATATAACTCTACGTTTCCATCTTTATTACAAACAACTGCGTTTTCACCACCAGCAGTTCGTAATTTTACATTATCGTTTGCTTGTATGGCAATATCTTCACCACTTCCTTGAGTTTGTATATAAAAATGACCTCCACCATTGTGAACTAGTTGAGAATCATTGCCATCATGATAAATTTGTAGGTCATCACTGGTTCCAAAAGTGGCTTTAGTATTATCTAGCCAACGCATTAAATCACTATTAGCTAACCAAAGAACATCCCTACCAGCCGTATCAGGGTTATCAAATACTACATTGTCATGGAAATAACTTGCACCATTTCCAGTTTCAAATTGCTTTACGTTGTTGTAATATAGCTCTACTCCTCCGTTTTTTATAAACTTAGCTCCTGTTTCTCCGCTATGTCTAATATGTAAAGTACCAGTATCAGCATCTATATAGTTATTATTAGGCTCATGGTAAATTGACATATCTGTATTTGCACCAAATACCAAGCGATTATTACTAGCTCCTGTCGTATCTGCAAATATAATATTATTTCCATTACTTGCTAAGTTACCGCCTAGCTGTGGTGTTGTGTCGCCGACTAGATCTGTGTTAACAGAGTTACCAGACGCTGCTGTGATTCTACCTTGTGCATCGACAGTAATAGAAGGTATAGATGTTGATGATCCATAGCTACCAGCTGTTACAGACGTGTTAGCGAGCTTTGCAGCAGTCACTGCGTCATCTGCAATCTTAGCTGTAGTTACGTTAGCATCAGCTATTTTAGTTGTACTTACAGCATCAGTTCCAAGAGCAGCTCCACCTACAGCTCCATCTATAAGTTGAGGAGTTCCAACAGAATCATCTGCTAATTTACTTTGTGTAATAGCATTATCTACAATCTTCGCAGTTGTAACTGATCCGTTTTGTAGTATCGCTGTTGTAACTGTGTTATCGCTTGGTGTACCTATTCCGACTGTTGATCCGATGACAGTAACGAAAAGACTAGCACCGTTAGCAGGGGCAGCCCCAAAGATAATGTCGTTGCCAACAAGAACGAAGCCCTCGCTTGGTTGGCCTGATCCAACGTTAGGTTTCTGAATGACTCCATCGACACTGACAATACAAGCTGCGGCAGTTGTAGGTGCGTCAGATATTGTAAATCTATAAGCTGTTCCATTTGGTGTTGCACTTCCTCCACCTGTAGCAGATGAGCTAGATATTGTAGATATAAAGAAGTTACCTATAGCAGATGACTCTTCCCATGCAGAGTTTTGAGCAGAGTAAACCATAAGTTTACTGTTAGTTGTGTCGTACCATAAGTCACCACCATCTAGAGAAGATGTAGGTGCAGAAGCTGACACTCTGTATCTGTTTGAGAATGAGTTAACTGTTGCACTGATAGCTTGTATATCGGCTGCACTAGCTAGTTGTTTGTGGAATGTGTATGTGTGTAAGGTTGATGTTGTTTGTACCTGTAGTCCACTGCTTGCTGGTAGTGTCTGACTATGCAATGAGCTAGGAAATCCAGTTATAGTTACAGTGTTACCTGTACCAGCACCGTTAGATATAGTTGCTACACCACTACTATTAACTGCAAGACCGCTCGCAAGCTGTGATATAGACACAACTGTACCAGCATTGTTGCTTGGGTCAGGGTTAGCTGTAGGAAAGCTAGTCTCGTTTGATATAGCCACGAAACCACCAAGAGCATTTGTTACAGACAATACAAGATCGTTTACCGCCTTAGATGTAGGTATACGTGTATCACTGTTTGTAGTAATAGAAGTCTCAAGTGTAATACCGTCAAGCTGGTTTAGCTCTGCTGTAGTAGCTGTAAGAGCTGTGCTGTCAGCTAGTCTTGAAGCTGTACCAGATTGCATACCAGCTAGAGTTGTAAGTTCACCGTCAGCTATTTTGTCAGTTGTAACTGCGTTGCTTGCTATTTTATTTGATGTTACAGCATTGTTAGCTATCTTGTCTTCTACTACTGCGTTGTTAGCGATAGTTAACGCACCACTACCAGTAACTTCTCCTGTGTGTGTAGCGTTAGTAACTTTTGCATTATTAGCTGTTATATCAGAAACTATAGAGTTTGCAAGCTTATCTGTGGTTACAGCGTCGTCAACTATCTTAGCTGTAGTTACAACGTTATTAGCTATAGTCAAAGCACCACTACCTGTTACATCGCCAGTATGTGTAGCGTTTGTAACTTTAGCAGTGTTTGCTGCTATCTCAGAGTTTATAGAGTTAGCTAACTTATCTGCTGTTACTGCGTCGTCTTGTATCTTAACTGTAGTTACAGAGTTGCTAGCAAGCTTGTCTGCGTTAACATTACCATTAGCAAGCTTTGCTGCTGTTATAGCATTGTCTGCTATTAATCCAGTAGATATAGCAGAGTTTTGTATCTCACCTCCAACTATAAGTTGATCGCTTTCTTGTGATCTAAACAATAACTGTTGTGCGTTAGCGTTTAAATCTTCTGCTTTTACCGATGACCCTGCTGTAAATGTAGCCTTAGCTACGTCTACATTTGTGTCACGAAATATTTTGATAGCCTGTGGGCTGGTGGGTATGTTACCTGATGTAAAAACTACATTACCACCGCCCGTTGTGGTGTAGCTTGTTATGTTGTAGTGTGTACCAGAAGATTTTAGTACATCATCTACAGTAACTTTTATATCAGATTGCTGGATAGACGGAAAGGAAAACGATTTGGTCGCTCCACCATCCCCAGTATAGGTTGCCTGTGTTACTGCCATTTATTTATATATGTTGAGGATGTTTGCTGTTTCAGTTTTCTTTTGAACTTTTCTACGTTTTTGATCTAGCTCTTTTTCCATAAGTTCCATGGCTCTAGGATCAGCACTTAACTTAGCCCAAGCTCTTTTACGAGCTGCTTGAAATAACTTATCAATAATAATATTATGATAGTAGTCTCTTGCATCATACTGGTCACGTAGTCCGGCTCTAATATCAGCATACATTTTATTCATGGATGCTATAATTCTTGGGTCTTGTGATAGCTTGTCTAGTTCACGTTCTAAGTTTTGTTCACCTATAGCACGTTGAAATGCAGATCTAACTCTTGGTGCATCTGTTAAATTAGTGCTGTCTGGTGCATAGTATGTGGATAAACGTAAATCGTACCCACTGTCAAATAAGAAATTACGGCCGGGGCTTTGATCTAAATTAAGAGATATAGGACTTACTGCGTTGTAAGCTCTAGTTAAGAAATCCCAATCTCTAATAGGTCTACCATTTAGCATATCATACTTAAGAGGTAGAGGTTCTTTAGTAACTAGCTCTGTAACTAAGTTACGGTTACGTATAGACTGATCTATACCTGATCCTATCTCACGCATATGCGGTACAAATAGCTTACCTAGTTCATTACGTAGACCGGCTAACGGTACAGTATTATTAGCTAATGATGCTACAATACGTGATGCCTGCCCGGGTCTGCCACCAAATAAGTCAACAAATGACTGTATACCGGCTAGATAAGATTTACTTGTAATAGCTTGTGCTACAACTAATGATATTTTTTGTAGCTCAGATTCTGTCCACTCTTCACCCATTAGCTCGCTAGCGTCACCTACGTCAGCTATTGTAGACATGATAAGGTTAAATGGTTCAAAGTTGTCGTAACCTACACGTACAGCTCCAAGCTTTATAGTTCTAGGTTCCCACTTACCGTCTAGCCACATCTGTCTTTTTTGCCTATCTACTGGGCCGTTACCGTTAAGATCACCACGCATCCAAGCTTGTGTAGCCATAAACACAACAGCAGAACCTATTGCTAGTCGTCCTGTTTGTAGTGCTTTTGCGTTGGCTAACTCTTGTGCTGTAAAAATACCATACTTTGCTACATTCTCTAAGTTATCTGCACTAGCAAATGCTATGTCATTAAACTCTTTTACTAAGAAGTTAAATCCGGGTGTATACTTACCAGTCAGTGCAAGACCATTTACACCAGTTCTAGCAAACAAAAAGAAAGGTTTAGCTAGCGGTGTAGCAGTAAATACGTCGTTTAGTCCTTTTGCAAAGCCTGTTAATGGCTGTGTTAGTGTAACCTCCTGACGTGCAAACGCAGTAGCTTCATCCTTGATGCCTCCATTTTGGTCAAAGATTTCTGCGTAAAAGTCATCTTCATACGCTTTCATCAAGTCCTTAGTTATCTTAGGAGTCTGTATGCCATTACCTTGTTGATCTAGTACGTTACGCATAGCTTTCTCACGCATCTTTGCACGGCCTAAGATATACGCAAACGCATCATCAGTAGCTGCCATAATCTTAGTAGAGTATGTTAGAAAGTTACTGTCGTTTAAAGATCTTGCCATATTAGCTACACGAAACGCTGCTACGTCACCGGCACTAGCTTTACCACTATCTTCATAGTATCTACGCATAAGCTCCCAGTTTGTGTCACCACGACTAAACTCAGAGTACCTAGTCTTAATACTAGATAAGTCACCTTTCCAGTAAGAATTTAATTTAGTTCTAAATAACTTAAACGATTCTGGTATAGCTTCTACCATAGCATTGACTGATGCAAGACTCGCTCTTAGTGTAGCTGCATCACCATCAAACGGGTAACGTACAGCAGCACCTAAAGCTGTAGATAGAGGACGCAAGAATGTTGCAGCAGATGTACCCATAATAGCTCTTATAGGAGTCTTAGGGCCACTTAGGACGCTATTGGTCATAACGCCTTCTAACTCTCTTATAAGGGCTCCTGTACGGTCTATATCGCCTTTGTTTAATTTACCACCTTGTATTACGGATCTAGCCCACTTATCGAAGTCGTCAAGAGTATTCACGTTATCCATCATAGAAAACGCTTCAAACATAGCATTTAGTAAGTCATCATCTTGATTGTCCTTTGTGATGTTTAGGATAGTCATAATTGACTCTCTAGCATCTGCTACGTCTGCTTTGACTGCATCTTCAACAGCTTGTTTTGCTTTCTTACCAGCACCTAGACCTCTAAAAGCATCTGACAGTACGAACCTAGCTTTTTTAGTTTCGTATATAGCTGTAAGCATAGTGTCTGCTATTTGTTTAGCTGGCCCATCTATATCGTTTAGGTCAACTATATCAGCTATTTCTCTACCAGCTATACCTGTATCTTGTAGTTGTTTCAATAAAGAACCTACAACGAGGTCTGTAGCTACAACTTTTTCTGGTGGTATAATCTCAACACCACCTATTATATCTTTTTCAGCTTCTAACACTTCAGCTAGATACTCACTGGCAGACATTTCTGCTGGGTTTCTACCCTGTGTTATACGTTGGTGGGCTTCTATAGCGTCTCTGTACTGATTTACAAGAGCCTTTCTATCACCTTTAGCTTTAGCCAGTTCTCTTGCAAACTTATCTTTACTCATCAATCCACGCATTACACGCTCGATTGTTTCGTCAGTAGATCCACTTTCTTGTGCAATACGCTCACGTTCTACTGGTGTAGTTACAGAACCTGTAGATCCTTCTTCAGATCCCCATTCTGTACGTGTGCGTTTTAACTGTTCTCTAGCTACCTTTGGGTCTACCTCTGATGTGTGTGCCCCTTGGTGTGGTTGAGCTATAGGTGCGTTCTTATCAGCTCTAAACTCAGCATCACCACGACGTAGCTGTGCTACACCATTTTGAATAGTTTGATCTTTTATACTTTTATTACGATTTACTATTTGATCTATAGCTGGTTGTGCACCCTTCTTAAGTGCGTAAACTACACCGTCAAAAAATAGACCTATGCCCATTCCTTCAACAATGTTTTTTACTTTCATCATTACAGGAGAGTCGGTATCTTTGGTAGATATTGGTGTATCTGCCCAACCATATCTGTCACGTAATGCACCTAACGCGTTCTGCCCGTCTGACTCTTTAGATATAAGGTCAGACACAGCTCCAACAGCTGCACCTCTAGCAAGAGTGCTACTTGTAATAGCAGTTAGACCAGCTGGTATAGATACAACACCTGTAGCTGCTATACCTTTAGCTGCTAGTATTGAACCAGCTGCTAATGTACCAAAGTGCACTAAACCACGTAGCTGTTTACCCCACCATGTTTTAGTTTCAATAGGGTTATCGTACGCATCAAAAGGTGTCCACTCTGGTTTATATGTACCGGTCTCGTCTATTTCTCTTTGCATTTCTCCTGATAACGCATCAGCTGTACGCTCAGGAAATGTTGCTATAGAGGATGCAGTATCTTGTAGACCACCTGATAGAATGGACTGACCCTCTTTTATAAATGCTTTAGCTCCCCATGTTTCTGAGTTTCTGGGGTCTTCTTGCTGTGCTAAAGCTTGTTCTTCTTTTTCTGTGGACTGACGTTTAAGTTCTTTACGCTCTTCATTACGCTGACGTTCTTCTTCTAAGAACTCTTGCATTTTTTGAGCAGCATGGTCTACGACTTCGCCGTCCACATTTAACCCATACTGGGGTGCGGAATCAGTCATCTAATCCTCTTAGTTGTCGTTTTGTTTTAGATCGTCTAATTTCTTCTTTTTGTCTACGTTCTTCTCTTCTTTTTTGTCTATCTAGTTTACGTTGCTCTAGATCACTAATTATAAGTTTAGCAACATCAGCTTGTAAGTTTTGAAACTGATTAAAATAACTTTGTTTTAGATTAGGAAACACTCTATTAATAACTTCTAACTCTTCTGGCTGTAGATTTATCATTCGACGAAAGTCTTTAGTATCTTTAGTTATAGCACCACGTATAGAGTTAGTACGATTTGCTTTCATTTGCATACGTTTGATAACAAGAAAACTTTGTAAGTCTTCAGTAAATCTAGCATTTGGAGGCACAACTGCATTATCACCAGTTAACATGTCTTTTATAGCCTCGCCTGACAATCCATACAAACCAAAATTTGTAGCACCTTTATTAGCTAATCTAACTACTTGTTCTACAGTTAAACCTGTTAAACCCTTTCTTTCGCTTTTTCTACCAGCTCTTACAAACTCGTAACTATTTTCACCTAACCCTCCAGAGTTTTTTGCCCATATCTTTAACGCTGCTGTAAAGTCACTTGTTTCTTGATCGTTAAAATTACGTAAACCTTTTGTATCGTTAGGCTTGTTAGCCATATCGTTTTTTTGACTTATAGTTTTTAGTATAGGAGCATATGGATTTGCCTTCTTAGTTTTAGGATCGTATAGCTGCAATGTTTCTGCTCGATCATAGATAGCTTCTGTTCCTGATAATACTTCAACCTCGTTATTATCGTTTACTCTTCTTACTTTTAAAGCTTCGTAATACTGTATAAGCTCTCTATTACGCCTACCTCCAGTATTAACAAAGTCAAATAAATTGTTAACAGGCTCACCATCAAAAGGTGTTTTACTTTTAAAATAGTCTGGATCTTTATTAATTTTTTCTCTAACTCTTAATATAGTAGCTGCACCGGATTCTGCTAAAGGTGTCGGGCCTCTTTCGATTGCTTTTTTTACAATAGCAAGATTATCAGCTGAAAATAAATCTCCTAATATTTCATCACGTCTATCATTTAAAGTATAGTTACCTTGAGATATAGCAAGTTCTGTGACTTCTATAGCGTTACCTCGTTCTCCGTAAAGTTTATCTTTGTAAGAAGACATTAATCTTTCGACAATTCTTATATCATCATTGCTAAGATCGTTAGTAGCTGCATCTAATGTTTTGACTCTTCTCTCAATAAAGTCTCGCACTGTTGTATAGTGATCTTTGTACTTTTCAGTATGTTGAACTAACGGATCTCTACTACCGCCTGTGTATGCTTCTTTATAAAAGGTTTTTATTTCTTCTGGTATAGGAGTTTCTCCTTCGACATAAAACGGAGCGTTTATAAACTCACTTACCAACGCACCACCCTGAGATTCGGTTAAACCTATAATGCCTTTTTGTTTGTTTTCTAGTATTAAAGGTACGACTCGATCTTTAGTAAACTGTTTAGATTCGGCAAGTCGTCCTTGCTTTTCTGTATCTATAAGTTTGCTTTCAACGTCACCTATAATCTTAGTTAAAACTCGTATGTCACTGTTGGCTCGTATTACAAAATCAGATGTTTGATTTTTTTGTTTGTCTACATAATCTTGAAGACTGTCGTAGGTTTTACCTTGCTCATTAGCAGCAACGTATGGTACACCTGAGAATAAGTTTCTAGCTTCTTCTGGTTTTATTGCACCAGTTTTAACTAACTGGCCTACTTCTGTAAAAAATAAAGACCTTGCTTGAGCTTTGGATATGATTTCTTCTATAGCTATTTGATCTATAATACCACCATCTTTAAAAACTGTGTCATTTATAGCTTTACCGTCGATTGATTTAAACGCAGTTTGTACAGCTTTTCTAATTCTTGTGCCACGTACATAATCCTGATCTTCTTTTATGTTTTTTCTAAGGTCATACTGAAAAGAATTTGATGATTTATCTAAGCGTTTTATTACAAGAGGTAATACTTCTCTAATTAACTTTCTCTTAAATCGACGGTTGTTAGGATCTCTGCCCTCTTTTATTTCGTTGTAAGCAGCAGTTCTTAAAAAAGATTGTATAACTTCTTCTCTATGTTCGTTAAACTCATCATTACTTCTAGATTTATATGCACCCTTAGATCTCATAAGATCGTCTACATTATTTATTATGCTTTCTTTTTTATAAAAACTTATAGACTCATTCATCTTATAGTCAACTTCTTCGTCTGGTATAAAACCATCAATTAGTTCAAGCTTTTCTGTTTCGGTTAAAGTTTCATCTTTTTTTATTTCTCCTTTAGCTATAGCTTCTCCGGTATTCTGTTCGTTTTCAAAGATAACTTCAGCTTCTTCTGCTCTGTTTTTTATGTCTTCTTGAAACTCTTTACGAGCAGCTCTGCCTACTCCATCTGCTTCTAATGCAGCTTCTTGTTCATTTATTTGTCTTGCTATTTTACCGGCACTACCAGCTATGCTTGCTATTAAAGATAATCGTTTACTAAATTTACTAGCAGCTAGTCTTTCTAGCTCCACCATCTGATCGAAGTGTCGC